CTAGTATACCCGATATATCGGAATCTAAGACAAAGCCTGCCAGTAGCGGTTCTGTTGTGTATAGGGTAGTCATCCAGGATGACTTGGTAATGTCGTGATGAATAGCATTTACTAGGCTTGATTGCACCACGCTGCTAGAGCCTGGGGTAGTCTTAGTAACTGTTACACCATCAAGCAATTCTATGTCTACCCCTGCCAATGGCTTATTGGGGTTTGTATCATCATAGAGATTCAGCTGAATGCTATCTATGCGTACTTCAGGGTCTTTGCGTGTGGCTAGGATGCCTTGCGCTTGGCTAAGAGCCTCAGCATTGGTCTGTACCAAGATGTCTGAACGCTGGCCTGAATGTAGGAAGAACTTATCAATTGAAGGCTGGTCAAATACATTTTGAGGACTACCGCCTAGGCGTGTGATAGTCACATCATTTACCAGATTAGTATCGTCAAACGCTACTACTGCATTGGTGTATGAGATGTCTGTGCCTTGATCGCTGAACTCATAGACCGGGAACGCTGGCGTGGCTATAAGGGCATTACGGCTTACGAAATCAACCTTGCCATTGGCATCTAGGAAGATGCCCCCAAACTCGCTCTGTTCCACGTTAAACAACGCCTGAAGGGCATCTCTATCTGTGCCTGGGTCTGCCTGAAGGGTGGAATCACCTGTATCTACGTTACGCAAGCTTAAAGGCCATTCAATCTCATCTAGGATGGCATTTACTCTAGCCCCTGAAGTTTGTACCCCTGAGCCTGTAACAGTTGCTATGCCTGAGCCTGCAAGCAGTTTAAAGCCATCTACGCACTTAAGGGTAACTGTGCTTAGCTCATCGTTGCCTTGTCTAAATCCTGTGTCGTATGTGTTAATAAAGCCTGAAAATAGAAAGTAATCTTGGCTGGCATAAGTAGCGTAGATAATTATCTGCCTAAGCGGAACAAGGTTTGGATAGTAGATACTGGCCGGGTTGGTCGGATTCCAATCACCTGTTTGATCATATAATGTCACATTAGCTGTGCCAGCCTCAAACTGAGATGTCAAACGATTGCGACCACGGCGTATAGCAACTCTAGTAACTAGGTCTGTTATCTCAACAGGCAACGTGCCTGAACCGAGCGTATTGGTATCTAGTATGCCTTCAGTTGCGCTACCTAAGATTAAGGGGTTAATTTCAAAAGCGGTATCGCTATCAAAATCAACAAAGACACGCAGCGTTGGTGCTGGCATTAAATCGCCCTACTGCTAAGCAGTAGGCCCTTGCCTGTTCTTTGATAGTTGTATTGAATGTCTGTTATGACCTCAGCCAAATCTTCAGCAGTTGTTACGTTGCCTTCAACATTTACGTTTATGTTTACTTCAGGAATAAAACCTTGGCTGGTTGCAGCTTCAATGGATTGATTTAGATACTCATTGGCCAGTTCTAATCCGGCTAACGCTGCTGCTAAATCTGCTGCTGCAAGGCTTTCTGTAAGCATTTCAGATGCATCACGCAGTATCTCATTATTTTTAGCTTCTTCTTGTAATGCTTCAGCTTCTATTCTTGATCTTCTAGCAGCTTCAGCGTAGGCATCGGCCTTATCAGTTTTTGCCGCTAACACGTTTTGGTTTGCTGTTGCTCTGCTAGTAGTGATACCAGTAGTTATAGCATTTAAAGTATTTTGTTGATTAGTCAATGTCTGATACAAATCATTTAGGTTTTTCTTTGCAGCAGCAAAATATCCATCCCATTCAGAGAATGGATTACCAGCTTTAAGATTAGTTAATGATTCAGCAAGTTCAACTGTTTGCTTTTGTATCTTCTCTAGCTTGTCTGCAAGCTTGGTAGCCGTATCAGCATCCTCAGCCAAAATGGCCTTCATGAGAAGTAGGCGTGTACGTTCTTCCTCGGTTATCTTGCCTTGTAAAGCAGCCTCTATCTGTATCTTCTCAATGTCAAATACAGCTCTGGCCTTGGCTAAAGCAAGCGCGTTCTTCTTTTCCTTATCGCCTAACTTGCCTTGCTCTTTCTTAATTCTAGTTATTTTTTGTTCTGCTCTAATTAATTCGTTTCTGCTTCTTAAAGTAGCGCGGTTTGCTTCCTCATTCTTGCGCCTTTCTTCGGCAGCAAGCCTGGAACTAGCTTGATCCATTGTTGGTACTAGTTCGCCTGTTACTACAAAGCCAACACCTCTTACTAATGCCTCAAAGATATTAAGCAAACCTTGAACGGCTGAACTGTTGCCTATGCGATCAAAAGCGGCGATAGTGTCATTAGCAAAAGTGTTTACACCGGCAGTTAGGCTTCCTAGTGTTTCTCCAAGTTCAATGATATCTTGCTGTAAATCTTCAATGCTTTGTCCAGATGATTCAATACCACTTACTAAGCCTTTACCAAATGCTTCTTGTGCTAAGTCAACGGCTTCTCTAAGTCTGGCTATTTTTCCTGCAAACGTATCTGCTGCCCTAGCTGATGATCCAGTAAAACGTTCGCGCAGTTCTTCTAATACTTCATTAAAATCTTTGCCTTTAAGTTCTGCTGTTGTAAAACCAATACGCAGACGAGCTAAAGCAGTTACTTCACCTTTGTAAGCGCGCTGTAAGCCTACCGACACAGTTTGCAAGCTCTTGCCTGTCGCTGCACTAATATCTAAAGCAACGTTTAATAAATCTTGTGCATCGGTAGTATCTTGAGTAGCCTGTGATAGAGATATAAACGCATTAGTTAAATCCCTACCAGTTATGCCACTCAACAATGCTAGGTTGTCTATGTACTCATTAACCAATGGAGAAGCAAAGCCTAGGTTAATTGATTCCAATTGTGAACGTAGTTGCGCTGCTTCCTTCTCACCATCTTGGAACGCTTTAACAGATGCTTTACCAAACTTGACTACTGCTGCTACTGAGAATACAGTTGCAAACTTTCTGCCTAATGAGCCAAACGCTTTATCTGCCTTCTTGGTGGCTTTATCATCAAAGGTAGTGACTATTGGGAAATTAATTGCCACGTGGCAACCTCGCTATCTCAGCATTGGCTTGCGCTGATACCTGTTGCAAAACCTTAAGAATTGTGGCTTGAACTTTGCCTTGATCCTCTACTAAAGCCCTGCCTAATAATCTGCCTTGTGTCTTAGCTGTTCGGCCTGTTTGTTTCAAGTCACCTATGCCATTGTTTAAGTTCGCTATAAAGTCCCTACCAGCATCAGGGTTGTTTGATTTACTATTAGAACTGCCGTATTTATTTTGCCTTCCAGCAGTTTCAATGATTGCACCTGCTGCCGATTTGTTTAGCAAAGATACTAAGGATGCCCAGCCTGATCTATTAGCTCTGTTCTTGGCTAATGAGTAAGTCAGACCACGCCTAACTACATTAGATTCAAAACTGGGAAAAGCCCTATCACGACCTGTACGGCTTTTGCGTTCATAACCAGGATAATTAAACCTGGACAAGTTATCTATTGTGCCTGGCACATCGCTACGCGCTGACTTAGTAATTGTTTTTAACGGCGCAGCAATCTGCGCGTTGTATGCCTTCAAGGTTTCAGGAGCTAGTTTACGCAATATCTTCCTAGCCTCTATGACCCCTCTTACCTCTACTGGCATTTTTCCTATCTTCCGCTTGTTTCTTCAAAACCTCATGGATAGCGTTTAACATACCTCTATCCATATTAACAAACTCACTAGGCGCAATCCCCGTATGTACAGATAGCTGGGCTATTCTGTACGTATAGGAATCACGCGTTAGCCATTTGGGGAATCATCACCAAGAACTTCAACAGCCTTTAAAGTGCTTAGAAACTTATCCCCAAATGGATAAACCTCTGGAGCATCTGCTCTGCGCAGACATTCCCATGCAAGCCAATAGATGTCACTTTGCTTTTGATCTTCTCTGAAAGCCTTGTAAAAGCCTTTCTTAGCATACTGCTCAAAAGCATATTCAACAGCAGGTGTTATCTCGTGGATACTTTCCGTGCCATCTGCCCTTACAACTTTAAGACTTGCCATTTTTGCCCCTTTGTTAAATTAGAACGTGCCGGTGTCGGCTATCGTTACAACAGAGTTTAGCGTAAAGGTGATGTCCTGTGTTCCAATATCGCCAACGCCACCATTAATCGGGGTCAGGTTATTGACCA